AAAAGAAAATTTTAGAAAAAAATATCATATTCACAATAATGTTCCATATGCTGAACCTGTAATGTTTGGAACAAGTTTGCCACCGTCTTGGGGTGGTACATACAGGAGTAAGCAAGGATTAAAAGCAAAACATCTTGACTTGTTGGCAAAAGAACTTGCAAATGAAATTCAAGACCTTTACAAACAAATAAGGGGTAAATAATGGCCGCTATTGATTTAAATACAGTAAGAGCAACAATTGAAGCTAGAGTCGCGACAGAACTTGCTAGTAGCCCCGCAATACCTGTTGTTTTTCATAATATGTCGTTTGATAGTAGCGCTGTTACAACCTTTGTTCAATGCCTTACAACATTCGGTGAAAGTAATTATCTTACGCAGGGAAATGCGGACGGATTAAATCGCGTAAATGGAATTGTTGTTTTTAATATTTTCACGCCGCAGGGAATAGGTTCAGGCGATAATTACACAATCGGCAAAAGGTTGCGGGATTTATACAATCGAATTACAGTTTCTAATGTGATCTTTGATGCCCCGATTGGGCCGGAGGTCGTAGACAATCCAAATCCAGAAGGTCAATTCCAAACACAACTGCGAATGACCTTTGAAATTTTCGAGGAACTTTAATGGAAATTACAGAAAAAATGCTTGATGCAATCGAAGCTGTAAAAGGTCGCCGTGACCCCGTTTATTGGGATGGACGTTGCAGGCGATATATGGAAAAGCAAGAAAAATTAAAAAAAGATGTAAAAAAAACAATTAAGAGTTAATATATTTATAAATAGTTCTTTTTTTTGTTATGGCTATCAAAGGCGATGTTGGTAAAATTATGTTTGAAAATGCGGGCGGCACCGAAGCTGACGTTGGACAAACAAGATCATGGTCTTTGTCTATAACAAAGGACACGATGGAAACAACAAAACAAGGCGATACATTTAAAACAAATATCGGTGGTTTGATAGCAGGCGAAGGTTCAGCGGAACTTCTTTACAATCCATCAGAAACAGGCGCAGGCTACACAACATTTATTGATGATGTTTTAACTACAGGCGACAATGCTGACGCATTATTTGAACTGTTTCCTGATTCATCAACTTCAGCAAAGAAAATTAGTTTTGCGGGAATTATTACAAACGCAGAATATGGCGCAACACTTGGCGAAGTTCAAGTAATAAATATCAGTTTTATAACAAGCGGTACCATAACAAGCGCTATCTGATACATTGAGTTTATTAGTCAACTAATCAACCAATGCAAAAAAGAACTATTGACCTGTTAACTGATTCTTACAAAGATCAGATGACAGCCAGAAGAAAATACGAATTTAAAAATAAAAACGGCGAAAAAATTGTCGATTTATACTTTAAGCCTTTAACAAGGGATGATCGTGTTCGCGCACAATCAGCCGCAAATTCAGATGATGCTTTGACAATATCAACTTATCTTCTTTGTAAAAATGCAGAATTAGAAGATGGGTCAAAAGCATTTGCGCCCGCAGATGCGCCAAACCTTCAAAGAGAACTTCCAGAAAGTGTATTGAATGAAATTGAATTATTTATGTTTGATATTCAATTGAATGTTGATACAGCAAAAAAATAATATCGCGAGATAATTGGATTAATTTTGAATTTTTTCTCGCAACAGAACTAGGTAAAACAATTCAAGAATTACGTTCTTTGATTACAGAAGAAGAACTGATATATTGGGCTGCATATTATGAAGTTAAGAATGAAAGAGAAAAAAGAGAATTAAATCGCCAAAGAGCAAATAGAAGGTAATATATAAGAAAAGGTTTTGTTGATTTGTGGCACAGGCTAATGTAAAACTTACAGTTGATGCTTCGCAGGCCACAAGAGCATTAAAAGGCGTACAACAACAATCATCGGGGCTTCAGAGGGCATTTGGTGGCCTTAAGGCTGCAATCCTTGGTGTTGGGGTCACAGCTTTAGGAAGACAGGCAATATTAACATCGGCAAATTTTGAAAAATTAAATGTCAGACTTGGATTATTAACTAAAGCATCAGGAACCTTTGCAAAATCGCAAGAAATAGCGGCAGAAGCACAAAAATTGTTTGGATTGAGTGCGACAGAAGCGCTTGAAGGAATTACAAATATTACTGCACGTTTGCAACCTTTGGGCGTTGGTGTTGAAGATATAAGAACAACATTTATCGGATTTAATACAGCGGCAAAACTGGCGGGAGCGTCAGCAATGGAAAGTTCAAATGCTTTTAGGCAATTAGCACAGGCTTTAGGTTCTGGACGTTTACAAGGGGATGAATTTAGAAGTATTGCAGAACAGGTTCCAACAATTCTTGCGCCTATCGCCGCAGAACTTGGCGTGACTATAGGCGAACTCAAAAAATTTGCATCTGAAGGCAAATTAACAAGTGACGTTGTAATAAGAGCATTAAAGAAAGTTGAACTTGATGGTGCGGATTCTTTGAAGGCATTGTTAGAAAATGACCCGACACAAGTATTTAAAAATTTAGGAAATGAAGCTGAAAATTTATCAAGGGCATTTGGCGATCAATTGGCGCCCGCTGTTTTACCAGTTATTAGAGCATTAACAAAAGTAACGGAAGCAATAACTAATTTTGTTAAATCAGGTGCGGGTCAAGTCACTTTGATATTTACAGCAATAGCTGTTGCCGCAAAAGGTGTTGCAATTATAACGCCTGTAATAATCGGACAATTGGCAACTTTGGCAACATCTTTTCAGGTGGCCGCTATCAATTCCGCGTTAGCTTCAACTGGTTTGAAAGGTGTTGCGGCTTCTTCATTCTTGGCGGCGGGTGGTATTACAAAAGCCACAATTGCTCTTTCAGCCTTGAAAATAGCATTAATAAAAACAGGTATCGGGGCAGCAATTGTTATTTTAGGAACTTTAGCCGCAAAATTTATTGACAATAAAAATTCAGCACAAGAAGCCGCGGATGCCGCAAAAGCCTTTGACGATAATATAAAAGGAATCACTGAAACGGCACCACAAACAGAAGCCGCTTTAAATAGCCTTACTATTGCAAACAAAGAATTTGAACTTTCTAATTTAGGAACAAATCGAAATGATGCGGGCAGAAGAAAAGCGTTAGAACGTGAACTTGAAATACTTAAAGAAAGATCAATAATTCTTCAAGGAGAAAAAGAAAGGGATGCGCAACTTGCTCTTGATAAAGCATTTAACGATCAAACAATTGCACTTTTAAAAAATATTTCTGCGATGGAAGCGAAACTTGCAGGCAAAGAAGAAGAATTTAACATGGAGCAAAGAATAAATGAACTAAAAGAAAGGTTTGGCGAATTAGATGCACAGCAAATTATAGATTTAATAAAACAAGAAGAATTATTAAAGAAGAAAGTTGAACAAATGACAAGACAAGAAGAAATCGCGAAAAAAATTAATGGCGCTTTTAAACAGATTGGAGAAGATATTGGAACAGGTATTACTGATGCTCTAGTCGGTGCTATTGAAGGAACCAGAACTCTCGGAGAAGCGGCCAAGTCAATTATTAATGATCTTGCATCGTCCTTGTTAAGACTTGGAATCAATATGGCGCTTACTGGTTTATTTGGTGGAACCAAAGTTGGCAAATTCTTAGGGTTTGCAAATGGTGGAAGGCCGCCTGTCGGAAAACCTTCAATCGTGGGCGAGCGTGGGCCGGAAATCTTTGTTCCTCGTTCTGCGGGTACTATTATCCCAAATAATAAGATCGGTGGAAGCGGTGGTATTGTCAACAATATTAATGTAAATGTTTCGGCTGAAGGTATGCAATCAAATGCAAATGAAGATCGCGGGAAAGAACTTGGCGTTGCTCTAGCTTCAGCGATACAATCAGAATTAATAAAACAAAAAAGACCGGGCGGTTTATTAGCAACTTAAAATGGCAACCTTTCCAAGCGTCACACCCACATATCAAGGATTTTCAAAAAAATCTGCGCCCGCTGTTCGTACAGTAAGATTTGCAGATGGATTTGAACAAAGAATATTTTTTGGACTAGCAAGCAATCAAAACCCGAAGGTTTATAATGTTAATTTTGAAT